GACTTTGTAATAGTTCTTCATCCCAAATTGTAACCTCTCCATTAAATTCGATATTTTGTTTTTTGAACGCCTTTATTTTACCATTTATTTTACTACACGTAGTACAAAAAGGACCTCCCTTCTCTTGAACGTCTCTAAACGGTTTACGAAACTGGTTACAACAGTTTTCTTTCTGACAGTCACCCCTAATAGGAGTATCCCTATTTAGAGTTCCAACGTAGTGTACATTTTTAATGTCTAGACTTTGTAATAGTTCTTCATCCCAAATTGTAACCTCTCCATTAAATTCGATATTTTGTTTTTTGAACGCCTTTATTTTACCATTTATTTTACTACAGGTGTCACAATAGGGTCCACTCGTTTCAAATAGTGACCTTATAGTTTTTTCAAAACAATCGTCACAACCTTCGGTTAGACATGGACCACTAACACGTGTCTCACGATTACATTCGTCTGGTAAGACATCCAATACAACACCATTCTTATCACAAAAGTTTATTAAACTCTCTCGGTCATGTTTACCCATCCTCAATTTACAAATTAACACCTAACCCTTTTAAGTTATTAACTACACAGCCAACAAAATTCTGCGTTAAATACAAGATGGTTCACCTAGACCGAATACACGAAGAAATACGTGTTTTAAACATAAAAGACGAAACCTTACTATCGTTTCGTGTTTTTGAGAATTTCAATAAAAGACTGGATCATTTTAACACGATAAAGTTGGGTATGTTCCCAGACCGTGTTAAATTGACGGAAGAAGAAGAGGAAGAAAAGCGATATATTGATACATATTTCAAAACCTTAGGGGAGTTGTTTCCAGAATTAGAGGCTAAATGGCGGAGGAGATATTGTTAAAGAGTAGACACGTTTAAATATAAAATGGATAGTCCCCGTGCCCTACGTTCATCACCCCGTTTCATGTCTATGACCAAGGATGCTAGGCGTCAGCGCTCCCCTCCACCTGAAGAACCTGAAGAACGAATCTCTTGGGACGACTACTTTCTAAAAGCTGCGACTCTGGCATCTATTCGCTCCCCATGTGACAGACTAAAAGTGGGGTGTGTTATAGTGAAGAACAATAGACTCATAAGTATGGGGTACAACGGATTCCTCGCTGGTACAGATCATAGGTCTATCGTACGTTGGGGTCATGAACAGGCCACGATTCACGCAGAGATTAATGCCATCACCGATGCAGCGAAGAGAGGTGTCTCCATCGATGATACCGTTGCCTACATCACACATTATCCATGTATCAACTGTTTCAAAGCCCTCGCGAGTAGTGGTGTCAAAAAGATATATTACCAAGTTGATTACAAGAATGATCCAATCCTCGAAGATTTGGGCTACGGAATTTCTCTAATAAAGTTATAGGATGATACTTCTTGACCAAATAGCACGTTACATATCCAAAGATATCATGTTACCTACNCGATGTTATGCGACTAAAAAGCAACTCGTATGTATAAAGGATTGCTGTGATTGTAANATTTTCTGTAAAAAACCACCAAAGGGTTCAGCACCTGCGGTGGTACTATTAAAGAATAAATACCCATAAAGAGTAATGGATCTTTCAAGTTTAACTAAAAAGGATCTTTCCAGGCTTCCCAAAAACCTTTTAAGTATACTCCAAGATAAAGAACTCTCAATGCCTCAGAAAATGGTGGCATTTAACATGTTCATACCAAATCTACCAGCTACTCCAGAACACGATAAGGCATACGACGACAACCTAGAGGTTGGTCGCAAGATTAAGCGTCTTGTGAAAGAGGGGAAGATTAGCATTAATGGATTAGACAAGGACTTTAAACTAAACATAATTACCAACTCGCAGTAGCGACCTGATGACGCTGGTTTGCCTCCGGGTCAGCTTGTGCGGGGTCAAATATAATCTTGCGCTTCACTTGAGACGTTTTCTTTCGTTCCACGTGAGATGTTTTATTACCCGATGCATACGGGATGGAGGAATGGTGTAGACAAATGCGCACCTTGCCATCGTCGTTGCGCTTGTAGCCAAATGTATATTCAACCTCTGAAATTTCACCGGTTGTGGCACATGTGAACTCATAGGTACCCATAGCGTGTGCCACTTCACCGTGACAGTCAATCTGGTGATTATTGAAGATTACCCTACTGAAACCCTTTTTGGCATTGATGGCGAACCCCTGATCTTCTTTGAAACCACCGATCACAGCGTCATTTCCCACGAAGTAAGACATAGCATCGTTAGCAGTGGGACGAAACTGTTGCTCCGTAGCTTTCGTGGGTTTGAAGAGTACGTTAGAATGGTCATATCCATACAACTCACCCGCGCGTTCACCTGCGAGACTCACGTAGTCACCACCAGTGAGGAAAGAGTTAGAAATATCCACGATGGATTGCGCCCAGAAGTTCTGCGCCTCGATGACTTCACGTTCGGTCACATGATTGATAAGTTGAGAGGCTTCATTTAGATCAGAAAAATCCTCCATAACCTGTGTCATAGGTGGACGCCTACGAGTAGTTGACGATTTATTAAATCCTCGAGCTGCATTGATTTCTGTATCATATTGTTCCGGGTCGGTAAATACTCGAGTTTTAACGTTGCGTGTAGGTGGGATCATAAAGGTGAGTGCGAAAGACATGTTTGATATCTAATGCTTCTATTCTTTATCCTTCTTCTGACCCGGACGAATAGCCCATTTATTTTCCTTGTTAAACTTCTCATAATCAATCTCTTTAATTTTAAAGTTATCCATGATGAACTTCTTTAGGGGGTGAACACCCTTTTCAGAATCTTTGTTTTCTTCCTCGTTTGGGGGGCGACGCCTCCCCTCACCTGGAGCTTCAGCTGGTTCTACAAAATCATTCTTCTTGGCTTGGACACGGACATTGGGTCGTACGATATTAGGCTTTAGTGTAAACATTTTACTATGGGCAGACATTATCTTTAGTAATGAATGATACCATTAGCTGCTAGACCCAATTTTGCCGCAGTCATAGCAGTGAGACCGATCGCAATTTGGGGCCACTCTACCTTGAGTAAACGACCGGCGATTGTCATGGGTAGAATCCATGTGACGAGTTGGAGTTGCGCGTAGTTCGCGAGGTCGGGGTTAGGAAGTGCAGCTTGAACACACCTGGGCTGTGCGAGACGTCTGTTAGACCTCTTTCTCGTTTGAAGAAACTTTGTGGGAGTTTTCTGAATATTGACGGGTGCAGCGAGTGTTGCCATTTTTCTACATTTTTCAACATTCTAATCTTTAAACACCTAAGTGGAGCCCGACTCCCATAATAATCATTCAACTCACAAACAACATGTCTACTACCATGAACTCCCGTTCTATTACCGACTACATCCTCAAGCTCGAGAAGGAGAACTCCGAACTCCGTAAGGTTCGCGCCGTCCTCGGCGACATTGATTCTATTGAAGAGTCTCGAACCAAGATTGAGCAGCTCAAGAAGCTTCTCACAGAGGCCAACGAAGAGAAGGTCGATGCCCTCAACAAGCTCAACGACCTTGAGTACAAGTCTTCTCTGTACCACACGACCTCTCGTGTTACATCCAAGAGTTGCACTCTCAATCAAGGTCTTGTCAATCGTATGATTGATCTTGCCCGTGCCTCTAATGATTTCTACAAGTCGGCGACTTACCAAAAGGCTGCAGATGTTATCTCCAACCTAGACTACGAAGTCCAAACTGGCGAGAGCCTGATGCATCTCCTCGGTATTGGTAAGGGTATTGCTGCCAAGGTTGATGAGTACCTCGATGAGCAGGACTCTGACTACGAGGAGTCCGAGTGCTCCGACTCTGAGTCTATTGCGTCCAACGATGAGGGATCCTTCGTTTCTGACACTGACGCCTCCTATGTGTCTGAGACTGACGATGAGGAGTACTTTGTCTCTCACAATACAGGGCTCGCTGAAATGATCTATGATTATGCTGACAGGGCTGAAGACAATTTCAAGCGCGATGCATACACCAAGGCTGGTGATACCATCTACAATCTTTCTTACAAGATCACCAGTGGTAAAGATGCTATGAAGCTCCGAGGTATTGGAAAGTCCATCGCTAAGAAGATTGACGACTACCTCAATATCAAGAAGGAACCCTCCATGAACGAGAAACTCGCCACGTGTTTTCTCAAACTTGGAAACCTTGAAGAGCCTGTTTACAAGTCTGAGGCATACTGGAATGCGGCTGAAAAGATCCGAGACCTCGATTATATTGTAATGAGTGGTGATGACGTCAGGCATCTCCGTGGTTTTGGACCCTCAATCTGTGACAAGATTGATGAATATATCAACACTGGAAGGATGCTGAGACTCGAAGAACTCAGCTAAACCCATCTGACCTTCTTTTTTGGTTTACGCCTGAGACGAGAGAGTAAATATACATAAAACAATAGACCGTAACGTACCATTTCTTAATAAAATCCTATATTTTTAAACTGAACGAATCTTTCTTCTTACCATCGTATACATTTACAATTCCCGATTCTATCATCTTCTGGTTTACTGATTGTGTATCACTTTTACGTCGATATACAGTCACGAGTGGTCGACCATACTTATCATTTTTACCACATTCAATCCACACTAAACCATTCACCTTGTTTCTACACATAAATGGATTCCATAAGCGGTGAGGTGCGCGATCATCAAACCCACACTCTTCCTTAAACATATCACGGGCAAGTCTAGCTAGATGAATATGATCGGCTCTATCTCTCAACCCAAGACTAGGTTTCATTTCAGCTGAGTCATATCCAAGAGTTCTAAAAGTAAACTTTAGAGGGCGACCATGAAGTATGATAACCGCTTTGAACGTATCTCCATCATATACACTCGTGATTTTTGCATATCCCTCGTAATTATTAAGACTAAAAACCGGTATCGAATCATCAACACCAGAAAGAATTCTTTTAGTGAAACAGCAATTCATATATAAAGAGGTCGGGACTCCTCTTTAAACACCTAAGTGAAACACAGAAATGATACTAAATATCAAAAAAATGTCTACTGATTTCCGTGTCGCGTTTTGCCAGGCTACACAGTCGCTTTGCCCCGACGTGCAGCGTGTCATTTGGAGCACCGTTTTACCCCGAAGTTAGGAGGGAACGGGTGGCGGCTGCTTTCGCTGCGATGAGAGCCAAGATTATCGAGTTTGAGAGTGCTGAGGATGACGAAGATGCCCAGATGCATTTGGATTTACTCCTCGGAATACCTGCATATTCACAAGATAGGATAGATGAAGATGAGTTGAGGGCTAAGCGTAGAATGGAGGCCTTCTCAGGGAAGGCTAGTGCTCTCACCAGTTGGAAGTGGTATCGTAGATATTTTCTCTGTAATAAGTAAACAATGGTTTCGTATGTATTAAATGTTGACAAGGTGGGTGATCTCAAGTTTGGACGTAAGAAGTGCCGTCTCCACAAGAAGGCTGAAGTAGTGAAGGTTGCCAAGGACTATGGTATATCCACCCCTAATAAGAAGACTGTCAGTGAATTGTGTGGAAGTTTAAAGAAGAAAATTCAGAAGGCTGAACAAATTTCGCGAGAGGAGGTGAAGAAAATTCTCGCCAATCAGAATAACGTTCCCCTAGCTAAGTTATACCCCGAGGCGGCTAAGAAGCAAGTAGCGGCTAAGAAGCGCGCCGAGAAGAAGGCCTTTGACAGGAAGGTTGCAGCCAACTTCATGAAGGGTATGGTGACTAAGCGAATCGTAACCCCCACTCGTACCACTATCAGGGCTGTAATGCCTATGCCCAAGCCTCAAAAGAAGGCCATGCCCCTCACCAAGGATGTAGCTAGGAAGCGTATCATGGCTATGAAGGGTCTCAATGGTCGCAATAAGTTCAGTCTCGTGAACAGGCTCAGTCTCAATCAACACTCTCCTCGACGGGTTGTTCGGTTGGCTCGTGAACTGGCTCGTCTACGGTAAAATTCCAATCGGATAGGTCATTGTAGACTTTCTCCTCAGTGTCATAGAAACTTGCACTATCCCCAATCATCATTTCTCTCACAATTTGATACAGCACCGTTGAGAGTGCAAATTTATACGCTAAGAATCCTACAAATGTGGCACCATAATCAAAGTCAAACGCAAATGGTGCATTATTCCATGACACTTCAAAAGCAGCTGCACCTAGAGGTGCAAAGAACTCCTTCTGAATTGTCGAATTTTCGAATTTATCCACTCGATCAGAGAGAAGACTCACATACGTATAAGATGCTACCGCACCTAACATTGCAGATACACCTTGATCAGCGCCTTGTGTGATGAAGTAAGAAGCACTCAAAGCAGAACCATAAGCAGCCGTAGAGTTTTTTAGAGTTTTTTTCAGGTGAGCATATTCGGTGTGAATTGGTTTACTGAAGGCGTAAGTGAGAGACATTTCTTGGTTAAATGGGGTTAAAATCTTTATCTCAGTTAAATTTAGTAAATGCCTTGTCAACGTTGCCGAAAGAAATGTGGTGTTCCTATGAATTGTAAGTATTGTGGGGGTGATTTTTGTATGAAGTGTTTTCGTTTGGAAGTTCACAACTGTATAGGGATCGAAACGAAAAAGGAAGAACAACGTAAAGAACTCAAGGATAAACTAGCATATGAACCACCATCCAAATGCTTAAAGATTTGAGTGGTAGTATATTCGGGCTGAGATGTCCGAGTGGTCTAAGGAGGGCGACTTAAGATCGCCTGTGCTATGCACGCGCGGGTTCGAACCCCGCTCTCAGCATATCGCACTCATAGCTCAGTGGTAGAGCGCAAGCTTAGTAAGCTTGAGGTCAGGGGTTCGAAACCCTTTGAGTGCAACTTTTTTAATAAATTATGACACAAAATAATCTTTCAAGTGTAAAAAAATGACAGTATATACCAGAATGAAGAATTTACTCTTACTTTTTTTACTATTGTTATCAATTCCATTCATACTTAACTTGTATCATGGGTATCTTAAACCAGTATCCGATGATAAAATTGACATTATAAACTGTGACAGATTGAGTCATATGCTTAAACCATACATAGGTGATATGATTCAAGTTATAGAAAATCACGGGAAGTTTTTGAGTTCCAAGAATAACTTTAACAAATCCGAGGGATTTAAAATCGTAAGATCTGATATCAAACCACATTTACCAAACGTTTTTGAAATCATAGACGAATATGTAAAGAACATAAAAGTTGATGGTATGAAAATGGCCAATTGTGATACTGAAAAATATTGTTGGTTCTTGCGTTTATATAACAGGGATGGTCATTTCCTAGATTGGCATTACGATAATAATTTTACGTCGGGGCTTAGATACACTTACGTATGTAATATACACGTATCAGATAATAATGAGTCTCAGTTTTTGGTAAAAAATGATACCAACAAAATGCGTGTAATAAATAATACGAGTGGACAAGGTGTGTTTTACAATGGAAGTGAGGTTAAACATGCAATATCTAAACAGAATGAAAATGCAACAAGGATAGCCTTGGTTGTTCCTTTTTACGAAGATGATAAGTTAACATATATAGGTAGATGGAGAAAGTGGGCGAGAGATATTATTTATTCTACTCTAAAATTATAAGCGAATTCACCTAGATGTCAGGGGTTCGAAACCCTTTGAGTGCAACTCGATTAAAAAGAATATTGTCTAATCACAAAATGAATAAGGACCGTCGTGCTGTCGTTATTCATGATGTGGCGTCTTTACTGTTTCTCGCACCATTCTCAGCATTATGTGTGGCTGATGTATTTTTTAGCTATAAAGTGTACCCCATGTTTCTAACACATGCTCTCACTACGTACATGTCGTATGATCTCATGTGGATAATTCTTCAGCCGAAAGTTATACACACTCTTAGAAATTTAATCATACTTCATCATTTAGTATGTCTTCTAGCTCTTCTTAGACCTCTTATGCACCCCGAAGAGGCTTTTATACTTAGTTTCGCAGGTCTAGTTGAAATTGATACATCTTTATTAACCATTCGAAGACTTACTCCTAGAGACAGTTATTTGTACCCAACGATAGACCAGATGTATCATGCATCTAATGTAATCATTCGAGCTGGTTATGAGACCTGTATGACACTGTTACTATGGGTACTGTATGCGCGTGAGAGTATGTACACGAAATTACACGTTCTTGGATGTCAATATTTCATAAATATTTTCAGTTGTGGTATTTGTGCACTCACTTTTTCGAAGAGGAACCCCGCTTTGAAGGAGATTTAGTTTTTGGAATTGTGACTGGTCCATTGAAATTTTTTAATAGATTATTATTCTTATTTTTCTGGTTGTACTTGAAATTTTTAGGAGCCCGACCACCTTCACTTTCTCGCATAAAGTAGCCTCGAATCATTTCGTTACTATTGTTATACATCTTATCATACTTTAAGATTTAAATCTAATATACAAGTAGTATGCAAATTTTCGTGAAAACACTTACTGGAAAAACTATCACTCTTGAGGTTGAATCCTCTGACACTATCGATAACATCAAGGCTAAGATTCAAGATAAGGAAGGAATCCCTCCCGACCAGCAGCGACTCATCTTTGCTGGGAAGCAGCTTGAGGATGGACGCACCCTAGCTGATTACAATATTCAAAAGGAGTCTACTCTACATCTCGTACTTCGTCTCCGTGGTGGAGGGGACAAAGAATCCAAACCCAAGCGTAAACCTAATGCATACATGAACTTTGTCAAGAAGATGCGACCCGAGGTTGTGAAAGAGAACCCAGATCTCAGTTTCACCGACATTGGTAAGAGGTTGGGTGAAATGTGGAGGGCTCTCACAGACGAAGAAAAAAAGAAGTTTGTGAAAGCTTAAGGATTTGAGTTTATGAATGATCAGATGCCTCTCGGGGTCAAGAAGCTCTGTTACGATGCTCGTCTGCCTACTCGTGGTTCTGATGGTGCTGTGGGATATGATTTATATAGCTCCGAAGCTGCGACTGTACCGTGTCAAGCGGGGCGAGCTTTAGTCGGGACTGGTATTGCTCTCTCCATACCTGATGGTCTATATGGGCGTGTAGCCCCTCGTTCTGGTCTAGCTGTAAAGCACTGCATCAATGTTGGTGCGGGTGTTATTGATCCCGATTATACCGGTGAAGTCAAGGTCGTCCTATTCAATCATGGTACGGAAGACTTTGAAATCAAGAAGGGTGATCGTATCGCTCAACTTATTTTGGAAAGGTGTGATACACCTATGATCAAGGAAATTGGTCTACTCGATGAGACACTCAGGGGTGATGGGGGTTTTGGATCTACTGGTCAGTAAAGTCACCTTTACAATACCATAGGTCTTCCGGTCTAGGCATGAAAAGTATACCATGACTCATCACCATAGATAATTTGGCTTTGTTTACATTCGGGTAAGACCATAGTATCCACCTCTCCCAATATTCAGCCCGGAAGAAATCTTCCCAATCTTCTTTAGAACTTTCTCTGATTTTCAACATTTCTTTCTGTATCTCATACGGGTTCCTCTCTATTCGCAGCTCCTTAGGAATGATAGCACCTTTCCTAAGAAGTTGTGCGCGCATAAGTCTTGGATTACCATGGTCTGGGTAGTGCTGAAAACCCTTCTCACCAAAATCAATACTTCGTTTATTTGGTAAAGTGACCCTATATTTATGTGTAATCGAAGGACTAGGTTGTAATACGACGTGCATTATGATATCATATAAGGAATTAATACGAGATAAAATCATGCTTGAATACACGTCATACGACGGTATCAAAATCCAAGTTGGTCGGAGTGCAAAAGAAAATGACCAACTGACAATGACGAGTGACCCTAAACACTGGTGGATGCATGTAGCTGGCTGTCCAGGTGCACATGTTGTAGTGTGCTACGAAGGAGATCAACTACCTAGAGAGACAAAAAGGGATGCTGCAGTTATCACAGTCTATCACAGTAAGACACCAAAAACAAAGATGTCACCCGTGGATCTTGTTAGGGTTGACCAAATATCAAAGTACCAAAAGTCAACTCATGGATTAGTAAATTTGGAAGGTGAAGTTATGCAACTCACAGTTTTCATGAATAAGGAAAAACCGAGACTTGATAGATTGCTTATTAAATAAGGTTAATAATTCTAGAAATTTGACTAATTGTGGGTACAGAAACACCAATCTTCTCTTGCATGACTCTCTTGTTCAATTCAGGTTTAACACTTGAATGTATGAATCCTGCTGCGATAGTTTTTGCGTGCCTGGACATGAGCGCGGGGGGGATATTGCGGATAAATTTCAAAAAACAATTCCCAAAATAATAGTCAAGAATATCAAGAGTTTCAACCATCGATAGGGTGTGTTTCCAAATATTTTGTTGATAAGGTGTCAGTTTCGAAACTTCGCGGTCACACTTCGCAAAATCGAGGTAGGCAGAGGGTGAGTAGTTCCAAAGACGTCCGCACCAGTGTCCCGGCGTAAAAAAAGAGGCGGCGGCACGTTTCTTGTCCATGAGAGCCTTGGTGGTGGCGCGCCTCTTCTCAATCAAGTCATTACGAAATGTTGTTTTTGAAGTTGTTTCAAGTTTAGCAACTTTTTTTTTCAGTTTTCTACACTTCTTTTTCAACTTTTGATTCTGCAATACAAGTTCGGTGACACCAGATTTCACCTTGCGAACAGAATCAAGAGTTGGAGTTTTCGTTTTCGTTTTCACCATGTTGGATGTTTTGAATATACTTTTTACATTGTGTGTGGCTCACTTAGGTACTTAATTACCGAATGCGACACCGGCCATACCATCCTTGATACGAAGGATGTTATAGTTGACCGCGTAGACCCGATGAAGAGCGTTACCACCTGATGGGTTGGTCAGGCTGAGTTTGGCGTTGTCAATGCGAGAGAAGTTTAGTGTACCTGTGGGCTGCATCTTGCTGAGGTTGATGCAGAATGGCCATGTGTAAGTGGGTAAATCCTCGAGAACATCGTCGGGAAGATCTGTGCTGTGCATTTCTGGTACGACTGTGTGGTGGTACATAGCCGAAGTTTCTTCGAATAGAGCTGTACCGTTGATGTAAAGGGTAGCCTTGTCGAAAGTGAAGGCTGTGTCCCAATCGGCACCCGCGGTGGTGTTACCAGAGACAAGGTGGAGAGACTTGACGGGGTGGTTGAAATAACTGATATCAATATCAGTATCCTCCTTGGCAGCGAGTTGGTGCTGGGTTTGGGTGAACAGAATCTCATGCTGAGTATCAGTGAAGTACTTACGCTCATCTGTGTCTAAATACACATAGTTACCCCAAATCTTGGGACTACCGACGGGTGTGTAACCGTCCCTACACTTAATGCGAATCTCGACATCATGATATTGTAAAGCAACGAGAGGAAGGCACTTAGTGTAATCTTCACCAAAGAAGAAAGGGATCATGAAGTGATCACCACCATGGTTGGACTTCAGGGTGGCAGTCGAAGCGCACATTGAAGACTTGGCTTGACTGTCACGCATGAGGGGATTGTGTACACCTTGGATAAAGAGTGAATCAATCTGACAAACCTTCTGACCACCTATCCAGAGCTGGAATTCCGTAGGGTTAGACGCAGTAGAAGAGAAAAGTCCGTCTGGGTTGTCTTGTACGTTAGAAACGAGCGAATCTTCAATCCAGATGTAGCTCATGAGGTCACCCTTAGAGCGGATGGGAATAGTAATTTCATTGTTCGCACCAAATGTACCAATGTAATCCATGCGCTCTGGCTTCATAGCGAAGTTGGCATGACGCTTGTAATTTTGACGGAAAAAGCTGACCTGGGGATCACCAGTGATGAAAACATCCTGGGCACCCACCGAAACGAGTTCGATCAAAGCAGCAGACATTTATTAATAAATGATATTAAAATTTTGGCTCATAGTATACATATGGTAGTATTCCAAGCGTTGACATGGGAGGCACGGGATGTTGAAGGTGAACATCAAATCAGTATTTTTGGTAAGACTGAAGATGGTAAATCGGTCTGTGTAACAACAACATTCGATCCATACTTTTTTGTGAAGCTCCCAAGGGGTACAACAGACCAGGATGTCAGTCGTCTTTACAACGACATATGTAGATTAAAACGAGACCATGTAACTAGTTATAGTTTGACGAAACAGAAGGACGTCTGGGGATTTCAAAATAATGAAGAGTTTCATTTTATGCATCTCAATTTCAAATCACTTGAACATAGACGAAAGGTTAATTCAATTTTCATGTATAACAATGAGTTCAAACAATATCATGTATATGAATCAAATATCGACCCTGTCCTGAGACTCATGCATAGAACCGGGATCCAATCCACAGGTTGGTTGGATACTGGTGATACATGTGTTCGTTCTCACCTGGCTAAAACTGATATTGATTTGTGGTGTAATGACTGGTCAACACTTAAACCAGTCGAACGAGATGATATTGCCCCATTTATCGTTGCCTCGTTTGATATTGAGTGTAATAGTTCTACTGGGAAATTTCCAGATCCAAACGTCCCCGATGATGCCTGCTTTCAAATCGCAATCTCCTTATGTAAGTTTGGTAGTGATGAACCATATGAGAAAGTATGTTTATGCTACAAAAAGACTGATGGACCTGATGTTATTAGTTTTGATACTGAAAAAGAAATGCTTTTAGCGTTTAAAAAATATATGAACGAAAAGGATATTGACATTCTCACTGGGTGGAATATTTTTGGATTTGATTTAGAGTACATTTACAAACGTGCTACTATGGTTGGGTGTGGAATCGATTTTTATCAGCTTGGAAAACTCAAGGATACAGAGTGTCACTTGGTGATGAAAAAATTAAGCTCGAGTGCTCTGGGTGATAACTTTCTAAAACTCTTGCCTATGTCTGGTCGTTTTGTATTCGATATGTTTCATGAGGTTAAAAAGGGATACAAGTTAGATTCGTACAGTCTCAACAACGTTTCTAAACTGTATCTTGGTGATCAAAAAATTGATATGGCTCCTAAAGAAATGTTTGCTCGTTTTGTAGAAGGTGATCCTAAAAAGTTATACGAAGTGGCAGAATACTGTATCAAAGATACACTTCTCCCACACAAACTAATGAAAAAGATGTGCATCCTACTAAACCTCGTAGAGATGGCAAAGGCAACATGGGTACCTGTATCTTTTTTGGTTGAACGTGGACAGCAAATCAAGGTATTTAGTCAGTTATCTAAAAAAGCTCGTGAATTGGGTTACATGGTACCAACGATTAAATATGGTTCTCTCCCCGAAGAGCAATACGAAGGTGCAACGGTTCTAGAAGCCCAAAAGGGCGCGTATTACACTCCAATCACAGCCCTAGATTTTGAGGCTCTGTACCCATCTATCATGATGGCCCACAACCTCTGTTATTCTACATACGTCATGGACGAGCGACGATATGGTAAGATCCCTGGGATTACATACGAAACATTTAACATTGGAAATAAGACGTATAAGTTTGCACAAGATGTACCGAGTCTATTACCAGCCATTCTTATGGAGCTTAAACAGTTTCGTAAAAAAGCCAAAAGAGATATGGCACAAGCAACAGGTTATATGAAGGAGGTGTACAATGGTAAACAGTTGGCCTACAAAGTTTCGATGAACTCTGTGTATGGTTTTACAGGCGCAGGTAAAGGTATTCTCCCATGTGTACCTATTGCATCTACGACAACATGTAGGGGTCGTGGTATGATTGAAGAAACCAAAACTTATGTTGAGGCAAACTTCCCTGGTGCGAAGGTGAGGTATGGTGACACGGATTCGGTCATGGTTGAGTTTGATGTAGGTGATCGTAAGGGTCTAGAAGCTATTGAGTATAGTTGGGAGATTGGTGAACGAGCTGCGGAGGAGTGCTCAGCCCTTTTCAAGAAGCCAAATAACCTAGAGCTTGAGAAGGTCTATTGGCCTTATTTTTTGTACTCAAAGAAACGATATGCAGCCAAGTTGTGGACAAAGGGTAAAGATGATCAAATGCACATGGACTATATAGATGTGAAAGGTCTCCAACTTGTTCGACGAGACAACACACCTCACATGAGAGAAGTGTGTAAGGAGCTATTAGATGTGGTCTTAACTTCTGGAGATCCGGGTCCTCCAAAAGAACTTGCGAGGGAGAGAGCAAATGAACTCCTATCAGGTGAAATACCACACGATAAACTTATTTTGAGTCAATCACTCTCAGATTCATACAAAGTTGGTGGAAAGAGTGTATCGATTAATAGCCC